AGACGGAAAATCTATTTCTGATCAAATGGCTGTTACTGGTGGCATGGGTAATAAAAATTTAAATCAAAAACAAATAAAAGATTTAAAACAAAAAAGAGATTCTAATATTGTTTGGATGAATGATAGGTGGATTTATAAAGAGATACAACCTTATGTTCATCAAGCGAATGCAAATGCAGGTTGGAATTTTCAATGGGACTATTCTGAGTCTTGTCAATTTACAAAATATGAAAAAGGCCAATTTTATGATTGGCATTGTGACAGTTGGGATAGACCTTATCAAAGACAAGAAGGAGATCCATCAAATGGTAAAATTAGAAAATTATCTGTAACTGTTACTTTATCAGACCCAAAAGATTACAAAGGCGGTGAATTAGAGTTTGATTTTAGAAACATGGATCCAGATAAAAAACCTAATATTAGAAAATGCACAGAAATATTACCAAAAGGATCTTTGGTTGTGTTCCCTGGTTTTGTTTGGCATAGAGTATGTCCTGTTAAAAAAGGATCTAGATATAGTTTAGTTATTTGGAATTTAGGATGGCCTTATAGATGAGTTTTCCAAAACAATTACAATTAGAAGAATATTTCAAATGTCCAATATGGTGGGCAGACGAACCTAAATTTGTAAAAAAATTAAACAAAGCCTCTGATAAATATATAAAAGAATCACAAAAAAATTTAAAAAAACAAATAGACAATAGAAATAAAAAGTTTGGTGACAAGGGTGATATGGGACATGTGTTTCATTCAACTTCATTAATTGGTGATCCTAAATTTAAAGAACTACAAGATTATATAGGAGCAACGTCTCATAATTTATTAGGTGAGATGGGTTTTGATTTAAGTAATTTTCAAGTATTTACAACAGAACTGTGGGTTCAAGAGTTTGCTAAAAAAGGTGGTGGAAACCATACTTTACACACACATTGGAATGGACACATGTCTGGTTTTTATTTTTTAAAAGCAAGTGAGAAAACATCTATGCCTATGTTTGAAGATCCAAGACCAGGCAATGTTATGAATCTTTTACCAGAAAAAGATAAATCAAAAGTCACATATGCAAGTTCACAAATTCATTATAAAGTACAACCAGGCAGAATGATATTCTTTCCATCTTACATGCCACATCAATATATAGTTGATATGGGTTATGAACCGTTTAGGTTTATACATTGGAACTGCCAAGCGATACCAAAAGGAGTTTTAAATGTCGTTCAAAAAAAATAAATACAGTGTTTTAAAAAATGCAATATCAAAAGAGTTAGCAGATTTTGTATATAAGTATTTTTTAAATAAAAGAAATGTAGCAAAGGTATTATTTGAATCTAAATACATTTCACCATTTACAGAGTATTGGGGTATATGGCATGATGAACAAGTTCCAAATACATATTCACATTATGGTGACATTGCTATGGAAACTTTATTACAACAAGTAAAACCTGTTATGGAAAAACATACAGGACTAAAATTATCCGAAACATACTCGTACGCTAGAATATATAAAAAAGGAGATGTATTAGCTAGACACAAAGATAGATACTCTTGTGAAATATCTACTACTTTAAATTTAGGTGGAGATGACTGGCCAATATATTTAGATCCAACTGGTGGTAATAATAAAGCAGGTGTTAAAGTAAAACTAAATCCAGGCGATATGTTAATATATTCTGGATGTGATTTAGAACACTGGAGGGAAGAATTTACAGGTAAAGATTGTGGTCAAGTATTTTTACATTATAACAAAGCAGGATCTAAAATGGCAAAAGAAAATGCCTTAGACAAAAGACCTATGATAGGTTTACCTGCGTGGTTTAAAGGCACTAAGTTGACTAATTCTACAAAATAGTCTATACAATAGACTGGTAGGGAGAGACACCACCACACCCTCTCCCTGCTTTTAATCTATTAATTAACTATAAAATGGGTATAATGGATTATTATGCTACAAAAGATAGGTTTTCAGCCAGGTATTAACAAACAAGTCACAGAAACTGGAGCAGAGAGTCAGTGGGTTGATTGTGATAATGTTAGATTTCGTTATGGATCACCAGAAAAAATAGGTGGTTGGAAGCAACTAGGAGATAGTAATCTTACAGGTGCTGGTAGAGGACTACATCATTTTGTAAATAGTTTATCTAGAAAATACGCAATTATTGGTACAAACAGAATTTTATATGCTTTCTCTGGTGGTGTATATTATGACATACATCCTATCAAATCCACAACCACACTTACAAGTGCATTTACCACTACCAACGGATCACCGACAGTTACAATAACTTTTTCTGGTTCACATAACATATCCGCACAAGATATAATATTATTAGACAATTTTTCTACAATCACTAATTCAAATTTTGCAGCTGCAGATTTTAATGATAAAAAATTTATGGTGACATCTGTGCCTACTAGCACAACACTAACTATTACCATGCCATCAAATGAATCAGGATCTGGTGCAACAACATCAGGTGGCATTAGAGTACAACACTATTATCCTGTGGGACCAGCTGTGCAGGCAAAAGGTTTTGGTTGGTCACTAGGATCTTGGGGAGGTACGGTCGCTGGTAATCCAACAACTACACTACAAAACGGTATCAATAGTTCTACAACAACTGGTATCATACTAGTTGACTCATCACAGTTTCCAACTGCAGGTACAAACTTTTTACAAATAAACAGCGAAGAAATATCTTACACAGGTATCGCAGCTACGGGAGAACTTACAGGTGTAACAAGAGGTGTGGGTGGCACGACTGCTGCAGCACACAGTGGAGGTGCAACAATTACTAGCACAACAACTTTTATTGGTTGGGGTGAAGCTGCATCTGGAGACTTAGTATTAGAACCAGGTATGTGGTCACTAGATAATTTTGGTGATAAAGCTATTTGTTTAATACATGACAGTGCATGTTTTGAATGGAACTCTGCAGCAACAGATGCAACGTCAAACAGAGCAACAATTATAACTGGTGCACCAACTGCATCAAGACATATGGTTGTATCAACACCTGATAGACACTTAGTATTTTATGGAACAGAGACAACAATAGGAGATGTGGGAACTCAAGATGATATGTTTATTAGATTCTCTGATCAAGAGGATATAAATACATATACACCAACAGCAACCAATACAGCTGGTACACAAAGATTAGCCGATGGATCACAAATTAGAGGAGCTATCCGTGGTAGAGATGCTTTGTATGTTTGGACTGATACAGCTTTGTTTACACAAAGATTTGTTGGATCTCCATTTACATTTGCCTTTTCGCAAGTAGGTACAAACTGTGGATTGGTTGGACAGAATGCATGTGTAGAAGTAGATGGTTCTGCATATTGGATGTCAGAGAATGGTTTCTTCAGATACGCTGGTAAATTAGAATCATTACCTTGTTTGGTAGAAGATCACGTTTATGATGACATAAATTTAGACTCTGGTAACCAAATGGTATCTGCTGGATTAAACAATCTTTTTGGTGAAGTTATGTGGTTCTATCCAACTTCCTCATCATCTGTTGTAAACAGAATGGTTGCATATAACTATTTTGACTCCTCACCACGAAGACCTGTATGGACAGTAGGAACACTAGCAAGAACAATGTGGCAGGATTCTGCTGTCTTTGGTAAACCACACGCAACAGAATATGATGCAGCAAATGATTCTTCTTTTGATGTTGTGGGCAACACTGAAGGTAGAACAACATACTATGAACATGAAACAGGGACAGATCAAGTTAGAGGCGGAGCTACAACTGCAATACTTGCTAATATATCCTCTGGAGATTTTGATATTACTCAAAGAAGAGCAGCTACTGGACAAACGACAGGTATGCCTGACCTTAGAGGAGATGGTGAGTTTATTATGAAAATAAGAAGATTTGTACCAGATTTTATATCTCAAACAGGTGATACACAAGTTACATTAAATTTACGTAATTATTCAAACAGTTCACAAGCTAGTTCTTCATTAGGGCCCTTTACAGTCACAAGCAGCACTGATAAAGTAGATACTCGTGCAAGAGCTAGAGCTATCTCATTAAAGATTGCTAATACTTCAACTAACCAAAGTTGGAAGTTAGGCACGTTTAGATTAGATATACAACCAGATGGAAGACGATAATGGTAAAAAGAGTTCCTAACACAGAATTATTAGCAGTAAGAGATCAGTTTGGTATTAAAAATCCATTCTTATTAAAAGATTATAATGATTATATGATGGATCTTGTAGAAGAGGCACAAGCCACTGGTGGTGTACCTGCTGCAGTTACACAAAGTGGCGGTGGCGGTGGTGGAAGTGGTATTTTTCAAGGCGTAAATGATTTCACAAGTGGCGCACCAGGAGCAGAGCGTTTTTTATTTAAAGATGATGACACTCCAGTTGATATAAGAAATATTACAGACAAAGATTTTTTTTCTAGAATATTCGGAGATGCGTATAATCCGTACAAACAAGAGCCGTCTGGTATACAAGTATCGGGTTTACCTGAAGTAGGAGATCCAGATGATTATTTAAGTTTAGATGAATATAATGCAGCTTTAGCAAAAGCTGGGGGAATATCAGGCACACAAACTATCGCAGACGCCCCATTTATAAAAGAAGCAATACCAGAAAAAAGAGGTTTAAGTAAACTTTTTGATGACGCTAAAAAAGGTATTGGTGGTTTAAAAGATTTTATAATGGGTGGAGGCATAACAGGAAACATACTTAGAAGTTTAGTTGGTGAAAGAGATCCAAAATTTACGGCAATAAGATCGTATTATGGTGGAGATGATAGATCTAATTTAGATGATATTGGAAGAATTAAATCTGGTTTAATGGCAGGTTATGCACCTGTTTCTGGTGGTTTAAGAATTGGTACTAACTTTGATGCTGAAGGTAATTATACAGGAGGCACAATAGGTAGCCCTACAAGATACGGTTTACAAAGAGCATATCAAAAACGTATTGATGCTTACAATAAATATATTGAAAGAAATCAAAAGAAATTACAAGACAAGTTTAGTCAAAAATTAGCTGATAAAATTAAACGACAAAAAGAAATGAAAGCAAAACTAGCTAGAGAAAAAGCAGCTGAGTTAAGAGTTTTACAAGAAGCACAAAGAAGAAAAGATCAACAAACTGTTCAAGATGCATATAGAACACAAACAGGGGCAGACTCTGGTTACTCTGGTGGATTTGATAGACAAACAGGTAATTACGATGACCCATTTGACCCAGGATTTGCAGACTAATGGCTAAGATAGTACAAGTATTAACGAGACCTAGTGAAGAGTATGATTTAGGTACAGCAGAGGCACAAGTTAGAGATATCGATGCAATTATAGAAAAACTAAATACTACGTTTCAAGAAGAACTAAAAGAGGAGATAGAAGCATTTAACTTCTTTGCACAATAATGGCTAATAGATTTATAAATAAAAAAGTAAAACTAACGACTACAGATAATACAACTATATTTACTGTGCCAACTGCAACAACATCTATTGTTAGATCTATACTAGTGTCAGAGTATGCAGGATCTGGATCAAGTATAACTATAACATTAACAGACTCTGATAGTACAGTTTTTAATTTATTTACTAGTAAAGCCATAGCATCAAACGCTACAACAGAACTGTTAACTAACCCTTTGATATTACAGGAAAATGAAATATTAAAAGTACAAGCAGCTGATGCAAATAGATTACAAGTAATAGTATCCATATTAGAAGTACAACCTAGAACAGTCCTTGGAGGGGCAGCATCTTAATGATAGAATTAAAACCAGAAAAAATAATAGAAGAAATATCAAACCTTAAAACAGGTGAAAAATATATCT